TCACGTATAAAGAATTACATCGAATTTTGATGTTTAATCCATGGACAGGAGATTTTTACTGGAAAATTAAACCCTGTAGCAATATACAAACTCTAAGTATTGCAGGATGTAAAACTGGAAAAGGATATATACGAATACGCATTAATAAAAAAGATTACGCAGCACACCGCCTTGCGTGGTTTTATATTCATGGATATTGGCCTGAAAATGATATTGATCATGAAGATCGTATAAAATACCATAATTGGATTAAAAATTTAAGGGAAATTTCACAACAATGTAATAGTAGAAACTGTGGAAATCCAATAACAAATACCTCTAGAGTTAAAGGAGTTTATTGGGATAAATATAGGAAGAAATGGCATTCCAGAATTATGATAAATAACAAAAATAAAAGTCTTGGTAGATATATGTATTTTGACAACGCTGTTTGTGCAAGATTAGCTGGGGAACAATGTATTGGATGGGAAGGATGCGATTCGTGTAGTCCTGCCTATTTATATGTACAAGATAATATTATTTTAAAAAGGAGAAAGCAATGAACACGCAGGACTTATTGAACACGCTTTTAAAAGTCAAACCCGGAATAAATATTGCGGGGTCTTCCACCTCAATGGGTTATTTTTATTTTACCGGGAAAAATGTAATAACCTATAATAATACAATCTCGGTACGACACCCATTTCTAACCGATTTTACGGGGTTTATAAGAAGCAATGAATTGTTAAATTTATTGACCAAGATCAAAACTCCAAAAATTAAAATGGGGTTAAAAGATAACAAAGTTTTCATTCAAACAAATAGGATTAATGCCAGTTTAAATACTATTGAAGATGATGATTTTGTAACCAATATTAAAACAATTGAAAAATACATAAAGAAAGCTAAATGGAAACAATTACCCAAAACCTTTTGTGATTGTATTAAAACATCCGCATCAATCTATATCAAAGAAGAAACGGATAATATTTTTACAACTGTTAGCATAAATGGAAATACATGCATTTCAACTGACAATCAAAGAGTTGTAAAAACTGTAATGAACGATGAAATGGATGATATGTTAATCCAAGGATCTGAAATTGAAAAAATGGTTAGTATTGGACCCATTAAATATGCCAGTGATAAAAAATGGTTGCATTTTAAAAATAAATACAATTGTATTTTATCAATTCGGAAAATTTCGGGGACGTTTCCAGATTTGACAAAAATGTTTAAATTTAAAGGAAAAAAGATAGACCTGCCCAAAAAATTAACGGATGGTATTGATATCACTACAGTTTTTGTGGATTCATTTTCTCCTTATATAAATATTAAAATTGAAAGTGGTAAATGTATTCTATCGATTGAATCAAATTATGGTAAAGTGGAACATAAATCTAAAATTAAATATTCTGGAGCAACTGTTGAATTTGGCATCAACCCAGAATTTTTAAAAAACATGATGAAATATTCTGCTACTGTAATTATAAATAAGGATAATACACGACTACGAATAGGGACAAACAATTATTCTCTGATTTCGGCCCTTTATGGACAAGATGAATAAGGAGATACACCATGGGCTTTTTCACAGCAGCGGAACTACAACAAACAAAAATCGATGTGGATGTTGACCAATTAGAACCAAATTGTAATAAATGTAAGTTGGACAAAAATAGTCAACATCCAAAAATAGAAATATCAGGGGAAGGCAAACGTAAAATATTAATAATTGGAGAATTTTCATCCGAAGATGAAGATGCTTATGGTAATGCATTTGTTGGAGAAACTGCATTCTTTTTTAAAAAACATTTACAACTTAGCAATATTATATTACAAAGAGATTGTTGGAAAATTAATGCTGTTGCATGTAAGCCAACAAACGTAATACCGTCCCACACTCAAATTCAATGTTGTTATCCAAAATTGCAAAAAACCATTCTAAAATTACAACCCAAAGTTGTTTTATTATGTGGACCAATAGCAATAACTTCCTTATTTGGAAAAGACTTCTCAAATCGAACAGTAAATAGATGGAGAATGTACTGTATTCCAGATGAAAAATTCAAATGTAATATTGTACCCATACACCACCCTGAATTTATACTCGGAAATAAACGGGATATAAATGCAAAAAGTCAGTACAAACGGGATTTAAAATTATTTGGAGATGTGCTGTTTGAAAAGCCATACATACCCAAATTGGATTATGAATCCCTGGTTACAAAAGTAACTAATTTTTTAGATGTTAAAAAGCTTTTAGAACGCATTATAAAACGCAGAACAAAGATAGCCTATGATTATGAAACCACGGGATTGAAACCTTATCGTAAAGGTCATAAAATTGTTTCAATTGGCATCGCTGTATCACCCACAAAGGCTTTTGCATTTCCGTTTAATTACAAATCATTTTGGACAATGAAAGAATTTTCAATAATTAAAAAATTATGGATTAAAATATTACGAAGTAAATTTATAGAAAAAATTACACATAATTGGAAGTTTGAAGCTATATGGTCAATGGAACTTTTAAAATCGAAACCTGCCTGTCATTTTGATACTATGATGGGGGTTCATGTACTTGATAACCGAGCAGCATCAACAGGGCTTAAATTTCAAACGTTTGTTAACTTTGGGGTACGGCCATACGATAAAAGCATAAAACCCTTTTTACAGGCAAAAAACGGTGAATTTAACACGATTGAAAAGGCTCCTTTTAAAGACCTGTTAACCTATAATGGATTAGATTGTATTTTTACCTTCACGCTTTATGAAAAAACAATTCCAAGAATTGTGGGAAATAAAAAATTACTCCGGGCATATAACTTTTTCATTAGGGGTCTTGGCGTGATGGCAAATATGCAACATACGGGGATTGCAGCAAATATAAAATATTATACCAAAACTGAAAAAGTATTACAGAAAAAAATAGATAAACTCACTCAATATCTAACCTCAGGACGTGAGGCGAAAAGTTTCCAAAAAATGTACCACAGACCGATCAAGATCACATCAAATCAAGATTTAGGAAAGTTATTTTATAAGGTGCTGGGTAAACCTCCTATTTATACCGCTAAAGGGCAATTTAAAACTGACAAAACCACTATGGAGTCTTTGAATTTACCCTTTGTAAATAAACTATTGGAAATGAAAAAATATGAAAAGGCAAGAGGCACTTATTTAGGACAGTTTTTTCGAGAAATTGTTAATGATAGAATACATCCATTCTTTGACCTACATATACCAATTTCATATCGAGGGAGTTCATCCCGTCCAAATTGGCAAAATTTACCAAAACGAGACCCAGAAATAGGAGCGTTAATTCGTAAAGGGATTACACCATGATAAATTTAAATAATGTTCTGGTAGAAGCTGATTTTGGAGGGGCTGAAGTAATAACCTCCGCCAGTTATCATAATGACCCAACTTTTATTTATGATGTGCAACATGGAGATATGCATAAAGATTTGGCAACTGAATTATGGAAATTGCCAGAATCCATGTTAATCGCTAAAAATTATAAAACAAAAAAGGAACAAAAGAAAGCCAAAAAGATACGATTCTGTACTAAAAATGATTGGACATTTGCACAGTTCTACGGTGATTATTTTGGATCATGTGGAAAAATGTTATGGGAAGATGTTATTGATTCCGGATTAGAATTACCAACAGGTCAAACGGTTGAAAGTTGGATTAATGACAAGGGCATTTATGAACTGGGTGAATTTATAAACGGCGAAGTTACTCCTGGAAGTTTTCTTGAACATTGCAAAGATATTGAAAAGAAAATGTGGGAAGAACGATTTCCCTTTTATTCCAAATGGAAAAAAGACATTGTTGATTTCTATAGAGAATACGGATTCATTGAAAATCATTTTGGATTTAGATTTGTAGGATATATGAGTGATAATCAATGTTGTAATTTCCCTATCCAATCATGTTCATTTCATATATTGGTTCATACCATCATTAAATATAATAAATTTTTGAGAAAACATAAATTAAAAGCCAAATTAATTGGACAAATACATGACTCTATAATACTAAGCTGTCATATAAAAGATGTGGTTTTTGCCCTTAATGGATTAGAAAAAATTGTTAAAAATTTACAGAAGGATTTTAAATGGCTACCAATACCAATGAAAATGGAATATGAATTATCGAAAATGGGTAAAGATGATGGTAATTTTTCGGATATGACTGAGTATGATTTAAAAACCATTGGTAAAATGTACGGATAACATTATACTTATGTTATAAACATATTATAAATATAATGGTTGACAACCTTATTTTAGTGTGTTAATCTATAAGACATAATTAAAGGAGATAAAAATGAGTCGGGGTAAGACAGTATCAATAGTAATACCAGATACATTAAAAAATGAGTTACAACGAGCCGCAGATAAATTGAGCATTCCACGTTCAAGATATATAGCAAACCTATTATTAAATTGGCAAGAACAACGATCCAATGCAACCACCATTCCCGAATTATGTGAACACCTTCATAGTGGGAATAAGTGTGACTTTTTTAAAACACTGTGTACGTATCCTTTAACTAAACAAGATACATGCACAGGGTATTATGAAAAGGAACCTATATGAGTCTCCAACACATACACCGACCAAAAACATTTGAAGATTTTGTTGGGAATAAAGAAGTGATTGAAGCTATCCAGAATGCTATTGCAAAAGATAGTCCACCACCAGCTTTTTTATTTACGGGTGGGGCAGGTACGGGTAAAACTTCCATTGGTAGGGTTACAGCCATAGCTTTAGGATGTCACCCTAAACACATTGATGAAAAAGATAGTGCGGATGATCGAAGTATTGAAAGTGTCCGTAAAATGAAAACCAATTTAAAATTTACTCCTATGGTTGGTACAAAGAAAGTTGTGCTTTTGGATGAAATTCATCAAATGTTAAAACCCGCCCAAAATGCCTTACTTAAAGTTTTGGAAGAACCACCTTCACACGCACACATTATTTTGTGTACCACCAATCCTGAAAATCTTTTAGATACAATAAAAAGACGTTGCCATATTTATCAGTTGGCTTACTTAACTGTATCAGACCAACATAAATTATTAAAAAGAATTTTAAAAAAGGAAAAAGTAAAAAAATTCCCACCAAAAGTCTTGGATAAAATTGTTGATTTAGCAAATGGTTCGGCAGGAAACGCATTAAAATATTTAGATATGGTGATTGATTTTACTGATGTTAAAAAAGCTTTAAATACATTAAAATCCGCAGGAGCAACCCAATCTGATGTTGCTGCATTATGTAGGGTTCTTTGTAATTCCAATATGAGTAAAACTAATCGCTGGTATCAAATACAAAGATTATTAAAAACATTTACAGCCGAAGCAGAATCGTCAAGACGTCCAATTTTAAATTGGTTATCTAAAATATTAATGGATAGTGATTTAGATACGGGTGCAGAATTATCTTTCATGATGACCCATTTTGAAAAAAACTTTTTTGATTCCGGCATGGCTGGATTACGAGCAGCCTTTTTTCGGGCTTGTTCAGAAATTGAGGAATAGCATATATGACCACAACAAACTTAGACTATGTGAAAGATATACGTATAAATGAACATGATCTGGAATCGGAATGGATAAATCAACCGTCACTTATGATGCAATATAATGAATTATATGCAGTTGCTGTTTTTGAACGGGATTCATTAAAAGTTAAGTTGGATTACACAGCAGCCAAACTTGATTCCGAAATACGAAAAGACTATTCCAAATTTGGATTTGAATCGAAACCCACAGAAGCAGCAATAAAAAGCGCCATACTATTTCAAAAACAGTACGTTAGAACAATGAAAAAGACTCTTTTAGCCGCCAAACAAGCAAATCTGATGGCTGGGGTACGTACAAGCATGGATCATCGCAAAAAAGCACTGGAAAACCTTGTCACATTAAAAGTAACGGGGTTTTATTCTGAACCAAGAAATAAGACAAAGGATTTAAAAGAGAAAAAAATGACAAAACACCACCAACACAATCAAAAAGTGTTGAAAGGGGGGAAACGAAAAAATAAAATCGGAAGAAAAACGTCAACTGGCTTATAATAGCCCATTAAACCTATTAGAAAAGGAATTTTAAATCATGGGATTTAGAGAACGAATGAAAAAAAAGAAAAAATCATTAGGCAAACGTCACAATGCGCCGCCTAAACAATCTGGACGATATCCAACTTTTTTCAAAAAAGACAGAATACCTCCAGGAGTAAACTTCTTTGTTTCAAAAGAAGGGGAACATATTATTGACATCATACCGTTTAGAGCCGGACCCGATATGCCTTTTGGAGAAGATGATTCTCCAATTACAGAGGAAGGTGAACTTGACTACATTCTTGACTTGGAAGTTCATATGAATGTTGGGAATATGAAACAGCCCTTTATTTGTCCATATGAAAATTTCGGATTGCCATGCCCTATTTGTGAGTATATGAAAGAAGGTGGCAAACTTGAAAAAGATGAATGGACAAGAGTAAAAACAAAACGACGGGCAATTTATCTTGTGTGGGTTCATGATTCTGTTGAAGAGGAAAAGAAGGGGCTTCAAATCTTCCATGCTTCTCATTTTTTAATGGAAGAAAAACTTGAAGAAATTGCAAAAATCCCAAAGGGCGGAGGGTATATTGAATTCTCTGATTATGATGATGAAGGGATGTCAATTGCGTGGACACATAAAGGAGTTAGAAGGGATACACGTTATATTGGACATAAACTGATTGATCGAGAACGCAAAATTCCTGATAAACTTTTGAATCGAAGTTTTTCACTTGATCAAATTGTTCACATGCATCCAAGTTATGAAGAAATTGATAAGGCTTTTAATGGTGGAGAAGAAAAACTGGAAAAGAAAAAAACTTCCAAATTGAAACGCAAAAAGACAGGTAAAAAACTGAAAAACAAATCAAAAAAATCGCCCAGGAAACTGAAAACAAAAAACAAAAAACGACAAATACCAGAGGCTGACATCCCGTTTTAAGGATATATTATGAGTAAACAATTAAAAAAAGTCTTAAAAGGACTTAAAAAAGTGGTTAAGAAAAAACCACAAAAGAAAAAAGATGTTTTACTCATTCCCACTGGATCAACCACCCTAAACTTGGAATGTTCCGGTACTATTGAAGGGGCATTTCAAGCTGGTAAACTGGTTAATCTTATAGGGGATAGTAGTTCTGGTAAAACGCTTATTTCGTTTTCAACTCTTGCAGAATGTTCAATTAATCCAAGATTTGATGATTACAGGCTTATTTATGATGATGTTGAGGCCGCTAATGAATTTGATCTAGGTAAATTATTTGGGGATGTTTTATTGAAACGCCTTGAATTAAAATATCGGAGCAGGACAATTGAAGATTTTAATGATGCGATTGCAAGAGCATTAAATGAGAACATCCCTTTTATTTATGTATTAGATTCCTTTGATGCTTTAACATCCGAAGCATTTCTGGAAAAAGATACAGACAATCGTAAAAAACGAGAAAAAGGTAATCAAATAGTTGGATCATATGGTGATGGCAAAGCAAAAATATTTTCAGATTTCTGTAAAAACAGAATACAAGATTTGAAAGATACAAAATCTCTATTGCTTATTATATCCCAAACACGGGATAATATAGGATTTGGGGCAAAATTTAATCCTAAAGTGCGGTCTGGTGGAAAGGCACTCAGATTCTATTCTTGTCATGAAATTTGGTTAGACTGTACCAAGACCACCAAAAAAGGCAAACGCATTTTAATAACGGATGTTCGAGCTAAAATAACAAAAAATAAATTAACGGGAGATAGAGGGGAGGCTTATTTTCCAATTTTAAGAAATTATGGTATTGATGATTTGGACTCTTGTATAACATTCATGGTAGATGAAGGTTCTTGGAGCGGTCCGAAAAACAGTATAAATACCAAAGGCTTTGTACCTGATAAAATAGGTAAAGCCAAATTACTTGATTATCTTGATGACAATGATAAAAAACAACATGAATTACGGCAATTGTGCCAAGAAACATATGAATCCGTTTTAAAGGATTTAGAACCAAACCGAAAAAGTAAATATTAGGAGATACAAAAATGGGTAAAAAAATTAAGGACAAGACAAAAAAATCAGCATCTGTTTTAAAAATTGAAAAGGCTTTTATCAAGGACAGACGAGTTTCTGTCAGCATGAGCAGGACTGTGGTAGTCGCTTCCTATGGAAATAATATTATTGTGGGTGGTGGTATTGCTGAAAATATCAAAGATGGTGAGGACGGAAGTGAACTGTTCACTAAACTTTTTGAAGAACTGGATGAAAGTCTACTTGAAAAAGTTGCCCTTGTCACAGATGAATTGGATCCAACAGTTGATAAAGCAGACGAGGACGATGATGATGACGATGATGAGGACGATGATGATGACGATGATGATGATGACGATGATGATGATGACAATGATGACGATGATGACGACGAGGATGATGATGACGAGGATGATGATGACGAGGATGATGATGACGAGGATGATGATGACGAGGATGATGATGACGAGGATGATGATGACGAGGATGATGATGACGAGGATGAT